GGGTTTGTGCAGCGTACCACGCCGACACGACACTGGTACACAACTCCGCGCCGGTTGCACCGTCTAACTCACTAAAAACAAACCTGCTGGGCGGCCGAGACCGCAGAAACACACGGCCCGTTACCGCATCCTCTCTGACGGCAATTTCTTGCCCCGTGCTGCTGTAGGGCGCCGGGATGTAAGTTGCGTTGGTGCCGTCAAATCGGGCTATGCAATAGTTGGGAGCCACATACGCAGGCGCAAGCCAGTAAGCGCCGCCAGCATAGGTGTAGGACGAAGCATAAGCAACGCTCTCCGTATTTAAAAACAACAACGATGGCGTTGCAACGAAGCTACCGCCAAGCACTTGATATCCAGTGGTTCCGCCCGTGCGGGTTGCCAGCGCCATGGATTTTTTGCCACGGAAAAAGGCTGATTTATAAAACGTGATGTTGTTTGAGCCTTGTGTGGCTATGGTCGGCGCTACCGCTTCCGTGGCCATCAATGCGCCGTCAGAGTATCGGTATGTCCTGAACGTGACCGACCCGTAATATGTTCCGCCACCTCCTGATGGTCCATCGGTGTAGCCAATGCCGACTTCCCCGGTCTGAAATGTTCCTTCATCATCATCGACATAACAGACCTCGCCCAAGTAAGGCATGGTTTTGATAAAGGCTGGCACGTCGTCGGACACCGGAACTGATATTTCAAACGTCAAATTGGGTATCTGCCCGCCACCACCAAGCTGCAAGGATTCGATGAACACGGTTCCCCGGCCACGGTAAGCAGGTGCGTTGGCCGAGCCAACTGCGGCCTCATATGTCGGGTCAGGCAACTGGCTGGAACTGCCACCATAGGCTGTGATGCGTGACCAGAGCGTGGTATCAGCGCTGGCGGAAAGGGTTTCTGCGCTGCTGCCTTCCAGGTTGGTCCAGACCATTTCGCCGTTTTTCCAGACGCGTGAAATGGTGCCGATTTCGTTGTCAGACAAAAGGATCAACAGGTCAACTTCGTAGGTGTACGTTGTGTATTCGCTACCGCCACCGCCCTTGCCGCCTGCGCTTTCGGTGGTGGCAATCTCGCGCTTTGCACTGGCCCACACGACTTGCCCAGAAATACGCGGGTGGCCTGCTACCCAGGGGATGACCGAGCCGTAGGCGCTGCCAGACACCTGCAAGTCACCCAGGCGCGGGCCTTCGCCTTTTTGCGTCGGGGCAAACATGGCATTGCCCAGCATGGACCCGGCCATCCAGCCCAGCTGCGCGCCGGTCATGCCCCACAGCACCGCACCCGCGCCAAAGGCGGCGGCACCAGCCCATGCCCCAGCTGCGGCAATTGCCAAGACTGCCATCAGTTCACTCCCGGCAGCGTGAAGGCTGCAACAAATTTCATGTGCTCGCTGAACATCAAGCGCGTTTCGATGACACGGCCCGGATTTGATGCGCCGTGGATGATGCTCAAACCGCCATGGCGGTAGTCACCCAAGATGCCAAAGTGCTGCGGGTCTTTGTCAAAACTCACCACCACCACGTCGCCGGGTTGCATGGCGGCGCGGTCGATCTCGGCCATGTGTTGACGGGCGGTGGCCATCAGGCTGGTGCCGTCGGGCACGCGCGGGTAACCGGCAACGTCAAAGCCCGGCGCGATCAGACCCAGCTCACGCGCCACGCCGATGACCAGGCCAATGCAGTCGCAGCCCACGCCTTTGAGCCGGGCCTGGTGATGAAAAGGCGTGTCAATCCACTCTCTAGCAGCGGTCACGATGTCGGTGCGGGTGGTCATTGGGTCAGGGCATCCACGCCCGGTAAATGTGGCTCGCCTTGGAAGTTGAGCACGTTGTTGAATTTGTCGCGGCAGTCTTCCAGGCGCTTTTGGCACCCGGCAACGACGCTGAACGTGTCACCCAGCACCACAGCGGACAGCATGGGCAAGCTCAGCGTGAACACGCCGCCCGTAAACCCCTTGACCTTGACGGCCAGCCCTGCATTGGCCCCAGTGAGCCAGGTCAGGATGCCCTCTGCAAAGTAATCAGCGGCTTGTGCTTTTGATGAATCGGTGAAGGTTTGCGCGCTGGTGGCGGTGGTGACTGAGCCGGTGAAGGTGAAGGCGGTCAGGCTCTTGGTGCACATGGCATCCCCTAGTCGCGCCCGGCATGTTTTGCTGGTGACGCTGCCAATGGGCTGCTGCAAGGCTTGCTGCAAACCGCGCAGTTCAGCCACGATGCTGCCACGGCGCAAATGCACTTCACCCACGGTGCCGACCATGCGGACTTCGACGCCATCGCTTGGGCTGGCCCAGTTGTAACGGCTGATCACGAAGTCAGCATTGCGCCACTTGCCGCTAAGCACATCCATGCGGGTGAAGGCTGAGCCATCGTCCAGCGTGGTCAATTCCAGGTTGTCAACTGCCAGCCCTGCGGAGACTTCCAGGCTGGATATGTCCAACCCCTGCGAAGCGATGTAAGTCACGCCGCCGATGGTCACATCGTCACCCGCGCTGGTGAAGGCGTAGACAGCGCCGTCTTTGCGGGTGATTTTGAGCAAATCTGCCAGGGTGGTGGTGCCGGATGCGTAATGCGTGGCAAGTGCGGTGGGCAGGGTTTTCATTCACGCACCTCGCTCAGTGTGACCGTTGGCCCGGCCAGCAGGCGGGTGTCATACGGGCCGCTGCGCACCATGTCCCAGTCGATTTCATCTGATTGAAAATGCACTGGCACGTAAAACGACCCACTCCAGGTGATGTTGGCCGCTGCCGGGGCGCTGGGGATGGTGACGATGCCGGTGGTGGTGTTCAGCGTGTACTGGCTGCCCACGGTCAACGACACACCGCTGACCTTGATGTCAAACCCTGCGGCGATGGGCCGGGTGATGCGGCGGTCTTTGGTGCGGGTGGACCCGGCTGACGTGGTGCGTTTGTGCAGTTGGTAAGTGGTGCCGCTGATCAGCGTGGCCACGCCTTCGGTGATCTTGACGGTCTGGTCTTTGGGGTCGGCCAGCAACATGCCAAACGCGCCGCCTTCGGTGACTTCAAACATCGCTTCAATCGCGGCCCATTGGTCAATTGACAAGGGCACAAAGCCAAATTCGTACTGGCGCAAGGTGCGCTGCCAGTTGACGTTGATGGTCTGTCGACCGTTGAGCGCTTCAACGCGGGTGTTGTTGCGTATCTGTTTACCGCGCACGCCTGCGGCCAGGATGCTGTTGGGCACGATCACGTCAGATAGCACGGTGATGGCCATTACAGGTTTCTCCCGGCGTATTGCAGTTGACGGCTGGCGTCAGCAGCGGCTTGCAGGGTGGTTTGCTTGGTCGTTCCGGCTGCAAAGTGCTGATGCAGCGTCATGTTGACGGTGTTGCCACCGACGCCGCTATTGGGTGTGACGCTGCCCGCCTGGTTGCCCATCATCAGGTATTGCTTGCCTGCCACGTTCAGCAACTCTGGACCGCGCTCATTCACGTTGGTAATGCTGCGAGCAGCCACCGGGCCGCCTGTTGCGGCATGACCCACCACGGATGTCAATGGGTCGTAACTGCCAGCACTGGAGCCAAGCAGGCTACCCATCAGGCTTCCCAACATGCCGCCACCACTGCTGCCACCCATCATGGCAATGGCCGCGTTGGCGATTTGCTGCTTGATGATGATGCGGGTGATGTCAGCGACGATGCTGTTGGCCAGATCGGTGAATGACAGTTTGCCGGTGGTGATGAAAGTCACCAGCGCGTCTTCCATGCCTTGAAACGCATTGGAAAACGCCCGCTCTGTTTGTCCGGCAATGTCGCGCGATTCGGCCACGTAGTTCGCCATGGCTTCGCTGGCACCAATGGCCCAATTGTTTTCTTGCTCGCGGCGTTTGGCGTAGTAGGCGTCGTACTCGGTCAGTGCCGTGGCGCTGTAGCGGCGAATGCGCTCCAGCTCGTCGTTATACTTGGCTTGCGCATCAATCCCAAACGTGCCGCTGAATTCCGCATCGCGCCTGCTTTTTTCAAGCTCTTGCCGTTGGCCGGAATACTTGTCTTCGATCTGGGCGCGGCCATCTATGCGGTTGCGTTCGGCGTTGCCAAGTCCTGCACCCAGCAAATCGCGCATTTGCGCTTGCCGAATGGTGTCCAAATAGCTCTTGGCGGCGTCTTCGGCATCGCGGTACGACTGCGCCAGTTTCTTGCCAGCGGATTCCTCTTGAATGGACAGAATGTTCAGGCTGGTGGCTGAATTGGCGCGAACTTTGTCAAGTTTTGCTTGGGTTTCGGCAATCTTGCGCAGGTTGTCGATTTGGTCTTTACCGGCCAGTTTTTCTTGCTCAAGGCGAATGATTTCTTTGGTCAACTCATCCTCTTGCGCCTGTCCGTTCAGCATCAGGAATGATTTCTTGGCGGCGTAGTAATCACGCTCATCCATCAGGCCAGCGCTGCGCAAAGCTTCCATGGTTTTTTCGCCGTTGGCATAGGCGTTGACAATCTTGTCACTGAAGGCTTTGATGTCGGCCAGGTCTAGGGCCAACTGGCCCTTGGCGATGTTGTAGGGGTCTAGGTTTGCCGGGCCTTTAGGTGTCTTTTTGGCGTCTGGTTCTTTGAACTTGTCAGTGATGCCAACCACTGTTTTTTGATAGTTGGCGTAGTCTTGCGGCGTCTTGTTGGAGTTGGCCAATGCGGTTTGGGCTTGCGCCAGTTCACGCTGCAACTGAACCTGGCGCGTGGCGTATTTGTCTGCTTTTTTAGCCAGTTCAATGCTGGATTCTTCGCGCCTGATCTTGTCGGCTTGGTAAACCGCCATGGAGCCTTCGGATGCTTGGATGCGTTGCAGGTAAATCAGCTTCGCCTGCATGTTTTTCAGGTCAGCGCCGTATAAGCCGGGGTTGTAGCCCAGGTTCTTTTGAGTGTCAGAAATTTGCGACTGAAGTTTGCGGATTTGGTCAGCCGTGGATGATGTGCGGCCAACGTCCAACATGGCATCCCATGCGCTTTTGGCGGTTCCGATGATGGACCGCCAGGACGATTCCAGCAGGCCCAGGTTTTCGCGCAAGGCGGGGATGCGGTTTTCAAGCGCGTCAGCCCATGCGCTTTGGGCGAGTGCCGCCGCGCCCAACTTGTCGCCCTGATCCTCTAGCGCCTTGATTTGTTCGTAAATGGCGGCGGTCAGGTAGTGCGTGGTTTCGTTGAGTTTTTCACTGGCCTTGACTGGCTCTTTTCCAAGCTCTGCAAACTGTTTGACAGTCTCTGATACGGCTGTACCAGATACACGCTGAAACTCGGTGGCCACAGCGGCGATTTGTTTGAATTGAGCCTGCACAATGTTGCCAGCGCCCGCCAACTGCTGCAAAGCGTCAGCAGCAGCGCCAATGGTGCCGCCTGTGCTTTGGCTGACTGCGACGGCCATGGCCCCCAATTGGCTGGCGGTGGCGCCTGCGGCGTTGCCTGTCAGGATCAGAGCTTTGTTGTAGGCTTCGGCTTCTTTTGCGCCTGAAATGAAGCTGTAGGCCAATGTGCCCACAGCAGCAATTCCCAGCGTGACCGGGTTGATCAGGCCGATGATGTAGCGTGACAGCGCCTTGAATGCGTTGCCGACACCGCCAAACACGTCCTTGAGTTGCCCGCCTTGTTGCAGCAGCACGGTCAATGGTGCCTGCCCGCCTTGCAGCGACACAATGATGTCGGTGAACTGTGCGGGCACTTGGCGCAATGCGGCGCTGGTGGCTTTGACACCCATGCCGTAGTCGGTCATCACCTTGCCAGCCTTGGTGAATTCGGCGTTGGCCAGGGCTTGTTTTGCTTTGAGCTGGTCGTATTGCGCCAACAATGGAGCCAGTGTTGCCGGATCAGCGCCTGCGGCCTTGGCGCGGCCTTCGATGTAAGCGCGGGTATCCCGCCCGCCCGATTCCAACTCAAGATTCAAGCGTTTGATTTGTGATTCAAACCGGCGTGTTGCGGCCTCGGCTTTGCCCAATCCAGCACCTGCACTGTCACCCACCTTGCCAAGTGCCGCGCCCGTGCCCTGTACGGCTGCTGCGGTCTGCTTGGCTGCAACGTCTACGGCATGTAACGCCGCAACCGCGCCGGTACTGTTGCCGTCAAAGACGATGGTGGATGATGGGCCGTCTGCCATTTTTTAAGCTTTCTTGCGGTAAATTTCTGCGATGGCTGCGGACTCCATGACGCGGATGTCTGCCAGCAACTCGACCTGTCGGGTGTTGCTGGTGTTGTTCAGTGCCATGGCGGTAAAAAGTACGTTGTAGTCAAGTCCGGTCGGGCCGCTAGAGCCAATGCGCCACTGTGTTTGCAACATGTCAAACAAGCGGTACGCCTCTACGTTTTCCGTCCAAACCTCAAAGATGTCATCGTCAAAGTCGGACAAAGACAAACCCAGCCCAGCCGCCTCGGCTTCGCTGATTTGTGGCGCGTAAATGGCGGTAGCGGCCTCAATTAGTTTTTTGTGCGGCCTTCAACAACGGCGGCGCGGTAGGTTTCCATGACCACATTAGCCACGCCGGGGAATTCGTCGCACAACTGTTGCAGGCTGGCCCGATTCAATTCATCGTCAAGGTTCCAACCTTCAAGAACTTGAATCAGGTAATCGGCATTGGTGTCGCGGGTCTTTTCCATGACTTGCTGAATCAGCACTTGGTCATCGTCACCGGCTGCGGGTTTGACGCCAGCAGCATCAAAAATGCCATCCAGGAACTTGCCAAACTCGGTGCGGGTGCGGTACTTGAACGTGCATTCAATCGCGCCCTTGGTGCCGTCCAGCATATCGACGATGACGGCGCGCTTGAACGATTTGGGGGTTGCGCCCAATTTGATCTTTGACATGGTTTGCCTTTTGTATTTTGGAAAAAGGCCCGGTATCTGGAGCGACCAGCGGGCATGAAAAAGCCCTCACGAAGAGGGCTGGCAGGAGAATTACGAGGCGTAGCGCACTGGCTCTGCCAACAGCGACAAGGTGACTTCCACTGCCATGATTTCGTTGACCGTGAGCGATGGCGTCTTGTTCAGGCTGATGTAGGCGTTGTAAACAATCACCGCGCCCGATGGCAGGGTGATCTTGACGGCGCGCGGCAGGCGGTCATCGTTGGCAGCGGATGCCAGGATGTAACCGGCCAGGGTCGGGTCGTCGGCCACGCTGAAGGTCAGGCCAGCTGCGCTCTTGACGGTAGGGATGCGTTTTTGTGCATCGCCTTCAAGCAGCTGGTATTCAAGAAACTGCTGTTCACCGCCCGAACTGGAGCTAGACAGAATCTGGCTCAGCTGCGTCCAGCCCGATACCTTGCGCGCTGTGCCCAGGCCACCGGCAGCGGGGTAAATTGTGGTCAGGGTGGTGTCGATACCCTCCAGCGAAAAGCCGGTGCCGGATGCAGAGGCCAGGCGAACGACTTTGTTGGTCAGGCGCGACCAAGCGGATGTGACTTCAACAAAATCACCTGTGGTGAAAGTGTTGGTGACAAGCACCGCGGGCGGCGCTGCATTGCTGACGCTGGTGAATGTGGATGTGGGAGCGGTGTAGCCGCTGGCGATGGCGACCAAAGCGCCGTTGGGTAACGAGATTGCCATTTTGAGGGCCTTTCAGACGTAAAAAAAGCACCTCATGGGTGCTTGGTGGGTGTTGCCCTCACGGGCGGGAGAACTGGCTATCTGTTTGACCAGACGGAAAAATCCTGCATGGACACGTAAGTCGTCATGTCGTGGTCGTAATCGCTGCTGGGTGCGCTGACCGGGCGCGCTGCAAACGCGGGAGACGTGACCAGTACGGCTTCAATTTGCAACATCAGGGCGCTGGCAGTGGCGCGGGTATCAGAAAACACATTCACCTGAAAACGCCCGTTCTGTTTGGATGCAAGGCTGTTTTCCAGTAGGTTCACCGCCTCGCCGCCAACCTGCACAAACGTGATGTACGGGCGCGCTGTGCTGATAGGTGCCACATCAGGAAAGCAGCGGCCAGCGACCGGCCCTTTCAATGCGTTGTAAATGTCGGCTTCGATGCTCACAACATGCCCCGGTTGATGCGGTCCATCATGGATTTGCGTGCTGCTTCAAGCGCCCTGCCATTTGCGGCTTCGTAACCAGCCCGCAGAAACGAGCGTGGCGCGTGTTGAATTGGCCCACCTTTGCGCAGCACGTAGTAAGCGTCTTTGACGGCTTGCGATGCGTTACGTTTTGGCTTGGGCTTGCCTTTCATGGCCGGTTGCACCATCGTGACCCATTGGCCGTTTTTGCCAACGTAGCTCTGATAACGCTGAATCCAGCCGTATTCGATCAACTGACCGTGTGCAGCTACCGACAGGCCAGCGCCTTCGTTCAAGTTGGCAGAACCGAGAGACTTGCGATCCTTGGTGCCTTTGCGCCAACTGATCTTGTATTGCGCGTGGCCAGGGCGCTGTTCGTCAGGGTTGCGGAACTGGTAAATGCTCGCAGCCAAAGTGCCTGAATCGCTCAGACGGCTGGCGCGCGACTTCACTTCGTCGTAAAACACTTGTGCACCGGCTTGGGTGGCTTCGCGCACGCCGTCAAGCACGATTTGTCGCAGGTAATCCGTTTGCTTTTCAATTGCGGCCAGATTGAAGCTGACCGTGACAAGATCAAGACGCGCCATTGATCACCACACAAACGAGGTCAACTTCTTTGCGCTTGCCGTCTGGCTGCACAGACTTGATATCAAACACGGTGCCTTCGTAAACAATCCGCTGCCCCGCGTTAAACGCGCCATGTAGCGCACGAATAGATGCTTTTGTGACACTGGTATCAGCCCCGGATTTAATCGCGCTCAGGCCCGTTAAATACTTGATTTCCGCCCATAGCCAACGATCAGTAACCCACGTTGTTGAAGGCTGGCCAATTTCATCTTGCGTTGCAACATTGGATTGCAGTTCGCAGTGATGGCGGCGTTTTCCGGCTGTCATTCGGCATCCTTCTTGTTTGCCACCAAATCAAGAGCTACGCCAGCAAATGCTATGTGGGCGATGACAAGACCTCCGCTTTCAAGCGGGTCAATGTTTATAGAAATAACCCCGCGTAGCTTTTCTCCGCTAGGTAAATAGACAGCCGTTCCAGTGGATGTGCCGTCACTAACAATCTTGATGTTTTCAATCATGCGTAGCACCGATAAGGGTGAAGCAAATCACGCGCAGCCCTCGGCATTTCCGTTGCATCCTCGCGTGTCTCGTAAAGCCATCCAAGAATCAGCAACATGGCCGCAAGAATCAACTCGTTGACGACAACCCCGTTGCGCGTGCGCGTGGCTGCGTTTACAGCGCGTGAGTACACCGATAAGGCGTGCTCTTGCTCGATCAGCGACAAATCAGCGTCATCAATCGCAACCGCTACCGCATAGGCCGCGTCATAGGCTGATTTGGCAGCGGACAGCATGGCAGGCACAGCAGCAATGGCGCGGGCTAAGTCGGTGTCGTCTTCGTACACGTTGCAGCCCAAGTATTCGACGGCACTGCGCTCGGCGGCTTCGATCTTCAGCAATAAATCTGCGTCGGATGCGGTGCCATCGATGCGCAAATGCGCGCGGGCTTGGGACAGGGTTAGCAGGGACATTTAGGCGGCCTTGTTTTCAGGCGCTGACTTGATGGCCTTGTTGCGCGGTGGTTTGGTGGCTTTTTCAATACCATCTGTGGCCCACCCTTCAGACACGGCGACAGCGGCCATTTCAGCGTCTGTAACTTCGACTTGCGAGCCTGCGGTGTAGTCGGTACGGTTGACGCCGTGGTGCCAGTAGCTGAAGTCTTTGATAATGGTGAGTTTCATAAATGGAATTGAAAAAGCCCCATTGCTGGGGCTGATTGATTAGGCGGCTGCGATCTTCAACAGCTTGATTGCTTGCGTGTTGCGGAGCTTGCCGCCCACGCGCTTGCGTACGTAGAACTTGACGTAACCCGGTGTGGTGATTTCGTCGCGGGTGATGCGCATGCCAACGCGGTCACAGATCAGGTATCCTTCTTTGAAGTCACCGAAGGCGACAGAGAAAGCACCAGCACCGACTGCGGGCATATCCTCCGCTTCGGTGATGCCGTAACCCATGAAGGTCGCAGGTTGTCCAGCAGTCAGGGCGGGTTGCCACAAATACTGATTGGTCGTGTCC